CACCACTACAATTGCAGATGGAGCATCCGATCCGGGGCGCTCTCTGTATTTAAAGTATACAGGAACGCTAGACAGCGCCTGCACTATTACAATTGCTCCCAACTCTATTAGCAAGACATGGTACATTGAGAACGGTACAAGCGGCTCTCAAAGTATTATTATCTCGCAAGGGTCTGGGGCCAATGTAACAATTCCAACAGGCCAAACCAAGATTGTGTACTCAAACGGCGCAGGTTCTGGTGCGGCTATGGCAGAGATTGGCACGTTGGGCGTTTCTAATATCTCCACTGGCTTTGTAAACACAACTGCTAGTGATGTCACCAGCGGCGTTACTAAGGTTATGGTCGAGACAGGTAACGACAACTTTATACGACACGGCGATGCAGGGTCTGTTCGCGCTTTCTTAAACGTAGCTAACGGCGCAACCAATGTAACTAACAACAACCAGATTACAAATGGCGCTGGGTACACAACAGCGGTCGGAGACATTACAGCAGTTGTTGCAGGCGCTGGCCTCGACGGTGGTGGTACAAGTGGCTCTGTTACTTTGACTATTGAAAGCGACTTGCGTGGTGATGTTTTCTACATGGGCCGTGACACTAACGATTACTTTGCTTCTGAAAGTGACAAGTTCAACTGGATCTTGGATGGCAACGAAGACATGCGTCTCCAGAACAATGGCGACTTACACGTTGATGGTAACGTCATTGCTTACTCTACAACAATCTCTGATGAACGCCTAAAGACTGACATCGTTAAGATTGATGGTGCCTTGGATAAGGTTGCACAGCTAAACGGCTACACTTTCACATACACGGCTGACGGCAAGAAGTCCGCTGGTGTTATCGCTCAAGAAGTCCAGAAAGTTCTACCAAGCGCAATCATCGAAAGCACCTTGCCCCTCAAGATGGGTGACGATGACGAAACAGAATACATGACTGTTCAATATGACCAGCTTATGGGTCTCATGGTTGAAGCCATCAAAGAATTGAAAGCTGAAATCGAAGAACTGAAAGCGAGGTAAGTTAGATGACGTTACCGACCAGTGGACAGATAACAATGGCACAAATTCAAACTGAGTTTGGTGGGAGTAACCCAATTGGCCTTAATGAATATTATCGTAACGGCTCTTATGTCACTAGTAATAACACAAATGTCCCTACTAGCGGTCAAATAACTTTAAATAATTTTTACGGGGCGAATTTGCAGGATAATTGGACTTTAGTGTCTGGCCCAACATACTCCTCACACCGCAACACCAGCAACGCACAGCAAAATTTAACTATGCCAAGTGGAATACAGGCTGATGATTTAATTATTGTTTTTCAGCAAAATAGAATGGGTTCTCAGGATGGTTATGGGCAAGGTGGACCAAGGGGTTTTGGTACAGGATTTACTAGTATGACAGGCGCAACGTACAACGCCTCAAATTCTGGTAGTAACCCAAACCCAAATAATGTTGATGCAAGTTTTGCCTCGAATACATGGTACTCTAGAACCAGTAGCTGGTATGTATGGGGTTCCTCGACTATTATATCATTCAAAGTTGCGGCAGGGAATGAATCTGGTGCTACTATTGGCGGTTTTATGGGGGCCAATAGTAGCTACGGAAGCCCGACAACAGGAAGGTATATTTACATTCTTAGACCTTCCTACTCTGTTGGCAGTAATTATGAGATTAAAATAGGTGGTGCTAGAACATCTGGTGGCCAAGCTCTAGATTCGGATGGACCGCGCCAACTGGCCTTAGACCAATTCCAAATTCCGAAGAATGGTGGATCAGGAACTTGGCAAGGTGAGGGCAACCAAGGCACTATGACAACGCCATCAAATGGTGTAACAGTAGGTATTGCTTTACATAATTCGGGTGTTGATCAAGGCAGTAGTACACCTTCTGGTATGATACCATCTAATGCACTTAGCACTTTAGTTCAAAATTACTCGAATCATGCCTTTCCCGGCGCTTCCCCTAACCGCACTTCTTACATGAGAACAGTAATTTACACACTTCCAAACTCAGTGAACAGTATTCCTGTTTTCAAAAGCATATATGGCGCACAATCGACGGTTCAAGCTCTAATAACAGTTTGGTAGAGGGATAAACATGCCTACAATAGTAGAAAAATATGAAGCATCTGAAATAGAAAAAACTGATCAACGTCGATCTATAGCTACAATAATGGGTACGATTGAAAATGGAAGGCCAGATACAGATTTGATATACAATTATGTGGCTTCAGTTGATAACTCAATTTCTTTAAGAGCCGTACACGAAGCAGTAGACGTGTTTAAAGACGCAGAGATTATTAACCAAGTAGATTTTGATATATAGATGTTAGGTTTTTCCCCATATTCAGTCACAGCCTAACGGTTGCCCGATGAGTAATACAAATGAACGTATATCCGCGTTGGAGAGAGACATGGTTGCCGTACAGGTAGAAATGAAGCTCCAGTTTAAAGAAGTGTTTAATCGTGTTAAACGGATAGAAGCTGTAATTATCGCTACATCAGGCGCTACAATTATAATGCTTATAACTATTTTAACTCGTATGGGGTAACCTAAAAAGGGCGGACTGAAGATGATCGACCCTATCTCCGCTTTTGCTGTAGCCTCTGCTGCCTATACGGGTATCAAAAAGGTTATCGGACACGCTCAAGAACTCGAAGGTATATCAAAACAACTCGGAAGTTGGTATGGCGCTTGCGCTGACATTAACCGTGCCCAAACGCAACGCAAGAACCCCACTTTTTTTGAAAGAGCCACGCAGGGTCAGTCTATCGAAGAAGAGGCTTTGCAAATATTAATTCATCAAAAGACGTTAAAGGAACGTGAGTTGGAAATTGCGGCAATGATCAACATGCGGTTTGGCTGGGGGACATATGACGAGATGCTGGACATGCGCCGGGAGATCAGGGCCGAGCGGGAAAAGACTGCATTTGCACAGGACGAGGCCAAGCGTCAGATTCAAAACAATATGGCAATATTGGGATTATCTACTATGATTATTGGGGTTATTAGCGGCGGCATTTATTTGGTGATCTTGGTATCATGAACACTTTAATTCCAATTATTCTAGCAAGTTCACTGCTAAATCCAGAATACGTTACATGCCATTTGTGGAAGTATGTAGAAAATGGAGATGAAATCCTATGTTTATACTCCGGTAAGAATGGAACTTTGGGCTACCATTACCCGACACTTAGCTTTCGTGAATGCCCAAAACAGTTTGAATGCCTTTATCAACCGAACTCTAAGGCTAAAGTCAGCCTAAAGGACATATTAAAAGGATTATCAGATGGATTTTAAGACATTCCTAGAATACAGGATTTTACCCCGGCTTATGATGTTTGTTATGACCATCATGTATATAAGGGTTATTGAATGGGGCATGTCGTTAGATGACCTGTCCACACAACAAAGTGCAATGATTTCAATATGTTCCGGGTCCATGACAGGGGCTTTTGCAGTATGGTTAGGGTCTGAGAAATGATAGCATTACTTGGTAGCCTTCTGGGGTTCGGATCGTCTTTTCTCCCAGAGGTTTTAAACTTCTTCAAGGCAAACCAACAACAGGCGCATCGTATGGAGATGATGCGTTTAGAAACGGAGTTGGCTCAACAACGCGCCGAAATGAAGTTGGTAGAGCTAGATAAAAGAGCAGACATTGAGGAAACAAAGGGGCTGTACGAACATGACAAGTCTATCGATGCTGGCGGATTTATCAACGCTCTTCGGGGTTCTGTTCGTCCTGTTATTACTTATGCCTTTTTCGGACTGTTCGTAGCAACAAAAGTTGTTATTATGGTTAAAGTAGGGCAGTCGGGTGGCGATTGGATGCAGGCTGTAGGGCTTATGTGGGACGATACTACAGCCGGGTTATTTAGCGCGACTTTAGCTTTCTGGTTCGGAAATCGGGCCATATCAAAATATGTGAGGAAATAGTTATGGGATATAAGTTAGGTAAACGCAGTCTGTCAAACCTAGAAGGTGTAGACGAAAGACTAGCAACGGTCGTGAGATACGCTATCGGAGTAACCAAGCAGGATTTTAGTGTGATCTGCGGGTTGAGGACCATCGACGAACAGAGGGAGTTGGTTGCAAAAGGGGCTTCTCAAACTATGAAAAGTAAACACATTGGGGGTAACGCTGTAGACCTTATGGCTTATTGTAATGGTGGGCGTTGGGAGCTAAATCTCTATGACGAGATAGCGGATGCCATGAAAGAAGGTGCAGCCGCTGCAGGGGTCAAACTCCGGTGGGGCGCTGCTTGGACTATTGATGATATAGGCGCGTGGAGTGACACAGCCGAAGATGCTATGAACTCTTACATAGACACACGTAGATCGCAGTCGCGCAGGCCATTTATCGACGCTCCACACTTTGAGCTAATGCTGTAGATTATTTGTATACTACCGTGTATGTAGTGCGTGAACAGGAGACCTTCTATGGCCTATACGAAATTACAGTTTAAACCGGGAATTGTCCGCGATACTACACGGTATAGTAATAGTGGTGGTTGGTTTGATAGTAATAGGATTAGGTTCCGTATGGGTTTTCCTGAAACTATTGGGGGTTGGTCAAAGTTAAACCCTGTTAGTTTTTTAGGTACGTGTAGATCACTATTTAACTGGACTGATTTGTCGGGCGAAGACTTTATAGGCGCGGGTACTAACCTAAAATTCTATGTTTTTGAGGGTAATCAGGCTAGCGATATAACTCCTATAAGATCGTCTAACAATGCAGTTACGTTTGCAGCTACTAATGGGTCAAATATAATAACTGCTACAGATGCGTCACATGGAGCGGTACTAAACGATTTTGTTACGTTTTCGGGAGCAGTATCGTTAGGCGATAAAATAACGGCTGCGGTGCTAAATCGTGAATATCAAATAACTGCAGTACCAAATGCTAATAGTTATAGGTTTGTAGCTACGGCTACAGCTAGTGGTAGTGATAGTAATAACGGCGGGTCTAGTGCTAAAGCCGCGTACCAGATAAACGTAGGTCTTGATAGCGCAGCATTTGGTGCCGGGTGGGGCGCGGGTGCATGGAGTAGGGGCGCATGGAACTCTGCGGCTAATATAACTATTCCTGCTGCATCGTTGCGCTTGTGGTCGCAAGATAACTTTGGTGAAGACCTTATTATGAATGTGCGTAATGGGGGCATATTTTACTGGGATACGTCTTCGGGGGTAGGCTCAAGAGCAG